CCTCCAGTTCGGAGAAGAACGTCTGTGTAACGCTGAGAAACCGATACAGGCAAAAAGGCGACGTAATCGTCACCAATCACCCGATACAGCTTCTTGCCCCAGCGGAACGAGGACGGTAGGCCCACGGTCTCCTCCCACGCTGTATGGTGCATCCACATGTTGTAAACGCAGAGCATGGGCCACGACGGGGGGAGTCCCATCAGGATTCCCCTCGAAGTAACACTAGCCCCAGTGGGCCACTTGCAGGCAATGTCCCCGCAAGCGTCGAGAAGGAGGGACCGAGCCGTAGCATCGGTCTCGTCTAAACCTTCAAGGATGCCACTGCCAATAGCGAGACAGAGGTCACGAGGCATGAGGTCCGTCGCTGCCGTAAGGTCAGCTGAACGGAACGTCCATCCTTTCTCATAGTAGGACCCCTTTTGGGGGAATCCGTTAACAAGGTCAACGAATCTGGACCGTTGATCACAGTCTTGGAGCGCATCACGAGTCGCTGGTTCTCTGGATAAGAGATCGAGCAACCTAGTGTTCCAAAGCTGGAGCGCGGCCACCCAGGCTCCAGGGGCCTTGGTGACTATTCGGACTTTCGTCCCGCGCTCATACACCGGTACTGCTTCGGTCTCAACAACCGTTGGTTGAGACGCGAAGATTGCCTCTTTGAGAAAGAGGACTTCCCGAACGACTTCCCAGTCTTCGGGCGTCAGGCCGTTGACTTCCGCGTAACGCGGTTGCCACGTGTACATAACAACGTCACGCCTCAATGTGTCGCTCTTCAGCTCATCAAACAGTTCAAGCGACCGGCCAGTAACCGGCGCAAAATCTGTCTGGAACGAGAGCGGCACATAAGAGTTCAAAGTGTCACGCGTTACCTCTTCCGCACGTACGAGCTCAGCTTGATTCCGAAGATACCCAAGCTGGCCTCCCCCCGAACGGGGCATCTCCATGCAGGATGACAATCCGACGCGAACGTCAGAACGAACATCCGTTCCTCTGGCGCGGAGACGTGCGAACAACTCTTTCGTAAAGTAACGAATAGAGTCGAGGTCTTCAGCCGAGCAGCTGAAACTCGAAGTGAGGTTCTTCTTATGAGCTTCTAACTGCTTCTTGGCAAAAGATTCGGGTGCCCTTGGAAGGGCACGAGAAGCTCGTGAGAGCTGCATC